GACTTATTGTTTTTTATAATTTCTATCATCGAACGACAATCAATTATAGTTTGATCATATTCGCTAATGTAGCATGTAGCAATTACAGCTGATACCGCATTCGATTCAGGTAAGTCTGGTACTATCGGTGTTACTTCTTTTTCAACATTTTCACCGGTTATTACCTTTACTACTCCATTATTATCTATATACACTACATCCGCTCTTACTTTATATTTATCTGCTACCTTCAGTGTTATCGATTGCGCCTCAAGTTTCCTTCTCGATCCATCTGGCAAATGTACTACACCTGCGCTGACGGTGACGGTCAGGCCGTTGATACTCGGCTCGCATCCGCTAACGATGCCGTAGCCGGTGGATTCGGCATGGTAAAGGTTGTTCGACGCAATCTGATCGGACAGATCTTTCAACGATGTAGCGGACGGTTTTTTCCAGTCGTCTGTGCCATTCGTCGTCTTGATCATGTTCGCCATGCCAGACAAAAGGTTAGGCAAGGTGTCCTTGTTATCGGTGGGATTTTTGGTGTCATCGATAGTATAGTCGCGGTTGACATAGTCGCCCAAGGCATTATCCAGCCATTTCAGTTTCTTGTCGGTCCCTTGGAAATAAGCATCGAACATGCCACGAGCTGGAGGAATGTTGCCGACAAAGCCCCATCCCTTTAAATAATTATCATCCGAGAACTTATAGGTAACGTTTCCGTTTTCGCCCCAGATTTTTGAAAAATCCGGTTTCTCCATCTTTTCGTTTGTCATTTCATTAACCCCCATATCCATTCAGCAGATCCGCAAAGCAACCAGAGTCAAATCCTTTTGCATTGTTTTGGTCTTGAAACCCGAAGAAATGATCATAGTCATAAGACTCAATCGCGTAAATCCCTACACCGCCAGCCTTAATGATAAGGTTAACAGATGACATGAAGTAAATATCATCTGGCAGTGCGCGCCTTCCAATTCCAATGAACAGTTTGGCATTCCCTACTTCATCCAAGGAAATGGATGCAGCGTTAAAAATAACCGATAAAGCATGTATGATATCATCAGCGGTAGCCGTAGACACATCTTTGAAAATCTTCAACCACAAGATTTTTCGGTACCGTTCATCATTGAGGCGTGTACTCGTGAGCCATGTCTCATCATCCTGGCGAAACCGGCCTGCATCAAATGTCAAAGCATTCGGCTGCTCTTGGAAGCCAAAAAACATGAGCGGCACTGCATTATCAATGACACGGCTGCGATTGACAATCGTACCGATGTTATCCAGCTGCATTCCTTCACCGGTATCAATCCATCGCTTTTCTTTCAGGTCCTGATATACTTGATGTAAAAGTTCAAGTTCCGCTCCTAATGCGTCTATCTCGGCAGAGATGACAGGCTTGTCAAAAAACTGACAAATGAGATGATTTTTCATGCGTTCTGTATTCGTCATCATTGCCTTGTCACCTCAATCCTAGAAGCATCGAACACCGCTACCTGTCGTTGGCTGATGGTAATGTTGTTCGTACTATAGGTTTTTGCTGTATCTCCATAAGCTGCTGTCAAGCTGATATATCCGATGCCAGATGTAGCCTGAAAGATTGTCGAGAAATAACGCTGCAATACAACATCTTCTCCAATGACTTGTGACTGCCCTTTCTTGAGCACGGCAAGTGCAACATCTGATACAGCCGATGGCGGAAGTTTTTCGTCAGGATTTTCACTGATTACAATTTTCATCCAGATTTTGATTTGTTCAGGCCGATTAAAATACAATGTATGCGGCATTCCCATTGAATCCATCACAATGTTATGGACCTTACCGTATGTATCGATTCCGCCTGCTTTCGTTCTCCAAATCTTCTGGGCTACCGCTTGATCATCGCCACCATCTACGACCACTTCGACTGAATGCGGCGGGCGTCCATCACTGTCTACTGTATCGCTCGTATTTTCATAGACCATACACGCCGTCACGCCACTGACATCATTCTTGATACTCGCCGCTATCGCATCGGTCATAGCTGCTGCCCGATTGTACAAGGATTGATTCCAGCGCTGACGCAGCATGATATCACTTTCCGCCTCTTGCCCGACATTCGTTGCATACTCATTATTGACCGCTGACCAGCCCGGCACGGTGGTGACAATATGTGTGACAGTGCCAATATTGGGATTGATTGCACCAATACTGGTACACGCAAAGCGTATCAACGAGCCAATTCTCGTAAGGGTTATCCCTTTTGCGTCAATGGAAAAGACAGCATTCTTATTGGTCGCACGGACAGACAAAACATTATTGTCAATGGATGTCCGGATACCTTCTTGCGCGAGTTTTGTAGCCAAGGCATTAAAAACAGTAACGACAGTGTCCTGCTCTGTCGTTACATAAACAGATGTGCTGTCATTCAGGGTCAGGCTATAGGTACTCCCTGCAGTAACTTTGCTCTTGATTTCCAGGGCGGCATAGACGGCCTTTTCCTTACTGATGGTCGCATCCGTTTCCGCACATCCCCAGGTGCTACCATTCTGCGCTGCGCTAGAAATCTGTGTTCCATATGGAATCCTCGTTCCATCTGTGCCATAGCAAGTAGCGGACAAGGTACTCTTGGTCCCGGAGACTGGGACAATGCCTGCCAGTCGTGCTGCATTGGATAAGCTCACCCCCGTAGCGGTATTCGGATACATGGCATTGTACACATCTTCAGCCTGCTCCCAAAGGTCCGCAATCTCATAGGCATATACGCCATGCAGCTGTCCAAACAGGCTGTTGCTTCCTGTTTGGATTTCTACACCAAGGCGGTCGGCCACGCGCTTGTTGATATCAGCCAGGATCTCCGGCAGACGCTTGCGCCGGAATCCGTCTTTTGTGAGGCCGTAGACCGCTTCATTATCTGCCATAGCCCAGCACCTCCTTCCTTGTAATCAAGCCATAGTCTGTATCAATTTCATAGGCCACTGCTAAAGTGCGCAGGACATGATTGTAGGCAAATTCTAGCTCCGTCACGTCCTTGACGCCCTCCACGCTCTCGATGGCCTGGGTCAGGATCTGACGGATATGCGCTTCATTGGGGGTCTTGACGAGGATGTATTCCAGATACGGGATGCCGTCGCTCGTCTTCAGGAACCACTCGCCGAGCCATTCGCGCAGCGTGATGAGTACCTGCTGGGCGACACGCTCTGCATTGTCGACGATCATGAGGTCGCCACCCTGCACGATGAGGTCAGAAGTGCTGACATCCATCGCCAGATCATATGCCATAGTCTCATCTCCTTCTTATCGTCACTGCGGGCCACCTGTCGTGCCGCCGCTATCGCCTGGATGCGTGTGGTGCATGACCGAGATGCCATTGACGACCAAATCCCCGCCTGTCACGGTGATGCCGCCGCTCCCGATGCACATCTTGACGCCACCATTGAAGACACATACCTCAGAGGGATGGCCCGAAGCCATCAGGGTCGCGCGGTTGTAGAGACCTGGGATGCAGATGGCATCATTGATATCGTGACGCCTCCCATTGCTGCTGTCGCCGCCACTCAGGAAGTCATCCAGCTGTCCCTCAGCGAACACAAGCAGGCAGCCATCTCCGCCCTGCAGGGGGAATGTCACACCAACCTGACCTCCGCAGCCTGTCGGGAAGATGACTGGCGCGCCGTGGATGACAGGATACGGCAGGCCGCGTCCATCCTCGAGCTTGTACTGGCCGACCGGCTGGACATCTGCCCGCCCCATGCCGGCATCATACGAGATGATTTTCCCGGGCATGGCCGTGTGGATATTGCCGACCATATCATCCATCCAGCCCGTGATCACTTTCTTGACCTCATTTGCAGATTGCGCCATACTCATGCCTCCGATGTCTTGATGATGTACTCAGGATACTGGCTGCCCATGTCGAGGCTCGATGCATGATACCAGCACTGATGCGAGGAACTGTTGTGCCACATGCCCCCCTGGCCGTCGTACACTCCAACATGCGCCGGACTGATGCCGTCGCTGAACACGATGGTATCGCCTTTGGCCAGCTGACTGCCGTCGTAAGGCACGACCGTGACGCCGGCCGCATTGGCATCGTCCAAGAGGCCCTGCACACCCCACTGGCCATTCTGCGATTCCTGCGCGAGGAACGGCGACCAGTAAGAGCCAGCCTGCGCGACGCGGTAGACGCAGCCATCGTTGACATAGCCGCCCTGCGCCGCATCGACGGCCTCACATCCTGCGTCAACATTCGCGCTGACTTCGCCCGAGCTGCCGCCCGTCGCATCACTGTAGACCGCCGTTGTCCCTGCTGCATCGCTCTCCGGCGACTGCAAGGTGGCATTGCGGTCAACGAGGTCAATCTCGCTTGCCCAGTCGCCGCTGTGCGTGTCCCCGCTATGATGCGCGGATTTGACCTTGAGCCATCCCGTCACATACCGCGATTCGACCTTGACGAGGTCGCCAGGGTTCAGCGTCGGCGACAGCAACGTGCGGATCTTCCAGCCGCTCTCTGCCGTCGAGGAGTCCTTGTTCTCCTGCTGTGCCTGCTTGCGCTTCGCCGTCGCCGCGTTTGGCTGAGCGTTTGTCTTCGTGTAATGCTCCGGCGAGCCGATAAGCCCGCTGTCCGGCGCGAAGACCAATCCCTTGTTCGATACGGTCCCGCCCTCGAGAATGAGCTGCAGGATCTCGTTCTGGACGCTCCATTTGACGCCCGAGCCGTAGCAGATACTGTCCAGCGCATCGCGGGCAGTACCGACGAAAGAGTAGCCGTCCTTGAACGTGCCGAACTCAACGCCGTCCCCGAAGACGACCGGCAGGCCCATCTCGTCCGCAATGTACTGAACGATGGTATTGCCGGGCGTGTTGGGGCCAAACGACAGCGAGAACGCAGTGTCACGGATGGCCTTCTGTCCATCGGACAGGCTGAGCTCCGTCGCGACATCCTTGCCGTCGTCCTTCGTCGAGCTGCTGATGACCGACCCGACAAAGAGGCGGACAGGGCCGCCGTTGTCTTTGTAGCCCGCGTAGATCTCCACCTTGGTGTCCGGCACCTCAATCTTCTGCCGCGTGGCATCACTCAGATTGTAGATGACCAACTTGCCCTTGTTTGTCTCCTTTGACAGGTCCTTCGTGATGTCAAAGGAAATGCGCAAGGTGTTGGCAAACTCCAGATTAAGGTCTGGGAACTTGACTCTATACTGACGATTCCAAAGCATTCCGCAGCTCCTCCTTCGGTACATACACCAGCGCCGCCTTGCCGCTCACAAAGTCCTTGCGGCCAATCGCCTTGATGTCCGTATTCGTCACGATGGCCATGAGCTCGCCGGGCGGCAGGGTCTTGATGCGCCGGTAGGTATTCAGCAGGGGAAAGTTCGGGACGACCGAGATGCCCCGCACGATATCGGCATTGTCGTTGGTACAGACGTCCATCGTCCAGGTCTTCGAGGTATCGTTCCAGTTGAACCGCAGGCGGTAGAGTGATGAGTCCAGGACGACCGATTCTGCAAAGCTGTTTGCATCCATCATGCTGATCGTCACCACAGCATCCCACCTCCCATACTCCTCGATATCGTCGCCATAGCCATGTAGGCCGTCGCTTCCAGTCCAACACCGACGCTGCCGAACTGGCTCAGGTCAATATTGTTTGTCGACAGGATGCTGCCGCCAGACGTATCCGGCTCGACGGTCCGCATGCCCGTTCCGATTTCCTGCGTAGACGCCAGACCACCATCCTTGCCTGTCTGTCCGGCCTTCCCTGATGCATCTGCATTGCAGCCATCCTCCGGGATATCCTCGGTACGCTGCGTCACACGGCGCACGTGGGTGAACTGCAAGGTGCACCGGTAGCAGTAGCCATCCTCGGCCTTGCGCGGCATCGGTGCCGATGTGAGGACCATATCCTCATAGATGGCATCGACGAGCTTGATCGTGACCGGCTCGCCCTTCTTCCAGATATCCATGATGGCATCGATGACACGGTTGAGCGTATGGAGCTTCCCGCCAAAGACTGCATTCCACCAGGTAACCGGTGTCGGTGTGAAGAGCACCTCGAGCTCCAGCTTCAGCGGCTTACGGATGCAGTGGTCTGAGATGGAGAAACCATCCTCGACAGGATACTCCGTGACCTCCGCGCTGAAATCCGTCGTGCGCGACAGGATGACATCACACTCCAGATAATCGCCGATCTGCGCCGGCTCTACGAGCTTCGGCAGTACCGTCGTCGGGCTTTTATGCTCCATGAAGCCTGCGCCGAAGCCGCCCAAGCCGCTGAAGCCGCCGCCCATGACACTGCCAATCCCAAAATCTGCCATACTATCACCTCACTCATATCATCCATATGGGAAGAATTGCGTCTGGCCGCCGCCCAGCAGATAGTTTGCTGTCGATCCGGCATCCTCCGCACTGTAGCCGTTGAACGTGTTGCTCTGCGTCATGCTGTAGCTGTAGGCATTGCTGGTCATGCGCTCCAGTGCGCTGTTGTGGGCATTGAGCTCGCCAGACATGCCGAGGAACTCCTTGGCCTTATTGATAATGGAATCAAGACCGTTGGCAATCCACACAATCGTGTTGTAGGCAACATTCAGAGCAGAGCAGAACGCATCTACAAAAGCCGCAGCCCCTCGGAATGCCCATGCCGCGATATCGAACATGGTCTTGATTGCTGAAACAATCAGCATGCCGATTATCTCAGCGATTGTGCCTAATATCGGCAACAAAGCGGCAATGACTGGCTGAAGCTGGAGCCAGGCATCACTGAGATACCCGAGTCCCTGCATCATCATGTCAATACCGGGCTGGAATGCCTGCACAACCGTCTCCCAGTTTTCCTGCACGAAATAGATGGCCGCGGCCACTGCCGCAATGGCCGCAACGATAGGCCAGCCTGCGGCCAAGAGGAAGCTGACCACGCCAGACACGATGCTGAACAAGCCCGAAAAGACGCCGATCACTGCACTTACCGCTGAACCGACAATGGCCAGCACGCCGCCAATCGCTGCAATGGCGCCAGCGGCGAGTGCTGCTTTCATGATGAGGTTGTCGATGCCGGTGGAGTCCGCCAGATATGACATTTTTTCGACGATAATCTGCAAGTCCTCGGCGGCTCTTGCCAAGAATGGATGTGCCTCCTGCATCTGCTTGAACTGGTCACTCGAACGCTCATCGGCGGGCGCTGTAAGCAGATACTCGAAATCATACAAATCTTCGAAGAGCTCACCGAACGTTTGGTCAATGGAGCTGGCAATCCGTGAGAATGCCCCGGTATCGTTCTCCACCTTCTGGATAAAATATTTCCAGTCATTTTCAATCTTCGTCTGAGCCTGCCCGATGGTCATCGGCATCTGGCCGAATTCCTTGTCGATGGCATCGCCGCTCTGCAAGATGGCCTGGATAACCTTCTCAGACGTCAGCTGTCCCTGAGAACCCATCTGCTTGAGCTGGCCAATCGTTACGCCCATATTGTCCGCGACGTGCTGCATGAGGAGTGATGCGTTTTCGTCCAGCGAATGCAGCTCATCACCCTGCAGGACACCAGAACTTAAAGCCTGGCCGAGCTGCAGAATAGTCGCCGACGCCTCTTGTGCCGAAGCGCCGCCGACAGTCAGAGCCTTCGAGACAACATCTGTGACACGCATCGAGTCCTCTTGGCTGACGCCAAAACGCTGTGCCGCACGGGCAACCTTGTAGTACAGGTCACCCATCGAGTCAAGGCTCTGACGGTTCTGCATCGACATCTCATAGAGCTGCTGCTCTACGTCGAAGCGCTCCTGTTCATCCGCCGTGACCGTGCGCAGGCGTCCGTCGAGGTTCATCATGTCATCCGCTGCCGATTTGATGGCACTGACCGAGAAGGCCGCAGCCATCGCCCCTGCAATCGGCCCAAGCGAGCCGGCAATGCCCGACAAGGACGACTTGATTTGCGACAAGCCAGACGTGACGCGGGAAGCCGAGGCCGACATCGCCGCAGCACTACGGGAGAACGAGGCTCCGGCCGAAGCACTTGCACCGCCAATGCCGCCAAGCGCCTGCTTGATACGGCTCGTAGCCGATGTAGCTGTATTGAGCCCGCTCTTGTTGACCTGGAAGGCAATCATCGTAATGAGTTTGCGGACAATCATTTACTTGTGGCCTCCTTTCTCCATATCATGATGCATATTGGCATACTCGACATCGCTCTTCATGTCCAGATAGTGGACGATACCGACAATGTCCGCCAGCGACACAGCCCCATGCTTGACATCCAGGTAGGATACCATACCCGAGTCAATCGCACGGTAGATGATGATCATGCTGGCGAATTCGTCTGAGAGCTTGCCAGGAACGATGACTTGATCTCTCCCAACGCCTTTCGGACACCAGTCGGGACGCTGGAGAGCTTCGAAAAATCCGCATAGTTCACCTTAAAGATCTGGACCATCAGCGCGATGAGGTCGATGATGCGGCCGCTGAAAATCTCATTGACCGCGCCCTCGTCGAGCGGCTGGAATTCCTTCGTATGGAGTGGTGCTACACTGACATACTGCGGGTCCAGCAAAAGTTCTGCCGCCCGCTCCAGCGTATCACCGTCTAAGGTCCTAGCCAAATTGTTGAGCGCGTCCGCCACAGCCCCGCCGATGAACTTGACGTCGCTCGTATCCATATCCAGTGATTCCGGCTTGAGGCCACCGATGGCCCCACCCAGGGCAGGCACGACGACCTTCTGCAGGTCGCCGAGCACCTTCATGGAGTGGAAGGCAGGAAACGGGCGAATGGCAAAGGTATAATCGCCCTGGTCATACTTCTTTGTCTCGCCACCACGATAAATAATGGACATCTATACTCCTCCTCTATCAGTCATTGCCACCGATAATCGGGTCATCGACCTGGCCCGTATTGAACGTCCAGTCCTGATTGCTGATCTTGCGGCCGCGCTTCGACTCTGGGAAATTCTTGATCCACGCCTGCTTGGCGAAGAAAAGCGTCGAGCCGCTGAGGTCCTTGATGATGAGCGGCAGCATATTGCTCCCCGTCTTGCGGTCCTTGTTGAAGCAGGCCGACAGGTAATCATTCGACTTGGACGAGGTAGCCAGGCTCACCGTCACCTCATACGTGCTGTTCGGGTCAATCGAACGGCCGACTTCGCCATCAGCACCACTGAAGATCTGCATGCCATCGCCGAGCGGCTTGATGGTGATCATGTCGTCCTCAGCGAAGCCCGTGAGCTGCTTGGCACCGTAGATGATGATGTTCTTCTTCGGGTTATAGGTTAATACATCAGACATGCCTGTCCCTCCTTATGCCGACGTCTCGATGAGATTGTCATATGTGAACGAGCCTGTAATCTTGATGGCGTGGATAGCACCAGCCAGACGGGCCGTGAACTTCACATCCTTCAGCACGCGGCTTGCCTTCTGGTTGGCCGTGATGCTCGAAGCGAGTGGCACATCAATCGTGAAGCCGAGATTCTTGTTGCCGTCCTCATCGTACTCCGTCGGAGCAATGCCGCCACGGGCCTGGCCGTCTTCCAGCGCCTTGCGCAGGACCGACTCGACCGCGGCAATACCTGCATCCGTATAGGGGACCTTGTCCGTATTGATGAGCAGGTAGAACTCGTTCGTGCGGATCTCCTCCTGCAGCCAGTCGCGGAAGCGGATGACATCAATCCACTCGCCAGCGGCCACCTTGCCATTCTGCGTGATGGAGACGTTGCGGAACTTCTCGAACGTATTGCCGTTCTTCTTCGTGATGGCATTGTACTGCGTCTCCGTCAGATGGTCAGCCGTCACACCGGCCAGCTTCTTGTTGGCCCAGGTCTCGCCGCCCGGCTCGATGGCAAAGCAGCGCGCCATGACCGCCGCCTCCGGATATTCATCTGCCAGCGCATGATACCAGCCCGAAGTGCGGTAGTAGTTCTTTTCCGCCAGTTTGGAGAGCAGATCTGTTGTGACCGAGGCATCCGCAGCCCCCTCCTCCGCCGTCGAGACGAAGAAGAGATTCATATGCGTCTCGGTCCATGCTGCCATGTCCATGACCTTATCTACATCACTGCGTTCTGCCAAGATGATGCCGTAGAAGTCATTGTCCTCTGCCAAGATGGCCGCCATAGAGACCGCGACAGACTCATTCGTTGTACCAGCTGTGGCCGTAAGGTTCGCTGGCGTCTCTACCGCGAAGTCCGCGCTCTTTTTCGTCAGCACCAGCGCATTGCCCGAGGTCGTTGCCGTCACGACAGCATCCTTGTCAGCCGTGATCAGCGCCTCGAGTCCCGCGGCAATGACGGACGCCTCGCCGCCATTGTTCTTGTATTCATACGTCTTTTTCGTGACGTTGCCACCTGTGTCTTTCGTCTTGACAATCAGCGTGTAGGTTCCGCTTGCCAGCACGTTCGTCACATTGACGTTCACAGTGTTGCAGGCAATGCGTCCCACCTTCACAGCCGTCGGCCGCGGCGTCTGCGAGAAGCAGGCCGAGACCGCCTTGTAGATTGGCTCACTCACATCAAAGCCGTCGTCCAGCATCCCATCTACATCCGTGTAGGACGTGACGCGGGACAGGCTGTGTGCATGAGCACCGACAACCAAGACTGTACTGAAACCGAGCTGGGTGATGCCCGTCGTATTCAGCGAAATCTGGACGTTCACGATGCGATCGATATTCGCCATTTACATAGCCTCCTCAATCAAAGATACCGTCCACCTGGACGGTATCGATATAGTATTCTGTTTCATCGGGCTTGCCCTCATCAGCAGGCAGTGAAGGGTCTCCGCTAGAGCCCGAGGATGCCCCTTCCTCGTCTCCTGTGCCAGTCTCAGGACGCTCGTCAGGATTCGGCTCAATCACCGTATCCTGCGGCAGGTGCTTCTCGATATCAGCTTCGATGACCACACTCTCGATGTAGCCTGGAGCATCATCCGCTTCTGAATTGAACCGAACATGCAGATCAACTGCCGCCCGCTCCTCCCAGGTCTGGCCTTCCAGAAGTCCCGACAGGTCCGTCGTGCCCTCCGCATCATAGACGGCCACCTTGGCCGCAAAGCATCGGTCCACGATGGTCGGCCGGCTGAAGCCCGTCGCCATCGTTTCCAAGTGGCTGGCCGCATCCGCACCAAAATACTGCACAGCAAGCGTGCAGGTCATCGGCACGACAACCTTATACTGCCCCGGCCCCGTCGGACGCAGCTCCTCACTCTTCTCGTACCGTTTACCGAAGATCTGGAGCGTTGCAAACGGGCGGAACAGGCGCGGCATATTCTGCTGAGCCCATACGACCTGCTTGCCCGGCAGTGCCAGGAGCTCTGCGACGATGCCGTGCAGGAAATCCATCTGTTCACGTGTCATCTGCCAGCACCTCCTTAGCATAGGCCCGATAATGACTGATGACGCCGCTCTGGTAGGCATCGCACTGGATGACCATGAAGCGCCGTCCCTGCCATTCGATGATATCCGCGTCCTGACCGTCTGCGCCAGCTTCTGAGGCGCGCTGTGGCCGGAGATATACATCGGTATAGACCTTCACGTAGGAAACGCTCCTGCCGCCTTCCTGCCCGACGACGGTGTAGTCCTGAGCTCCCATAGGCTGGACCGATGCCATGATGGACATTTCGGATAATGTGCCCTTGGTGTATCGTCCGTCATCGCCATAGGAGCCGGCACTCTGCCGCAGCACCCTGACTGGTCGCCGGAAGCTCATATGCAACACCTCACTTATTGACCTTGTACGTGATGCTCTCACGCATGAGCCCTGTATCAATCAAGGGCCGCGCAGAGCCTTTCCGCTTGATTGTCTTGGGCGAGTTGGGCTTGAACTTGCCGCGGCCGACGGTTTCCTTCATGTGCCCCTCAGCCTTGTTGCCAAGGATGTCGAGGGCCTGTTCGACACTCATGCCGCTGGCCACACGGGCCTCGAGCTTCTGAGCCATATCCGCCCATTCCTGCTCATGTTTGTCGACTGTCTGGCGCATGAATGGGCGGGCAGGAATTCTCGATGTCCCGAACTCATTATAGACAGCGACATCATATACAGAGGTCTTGTTCGGTTCCTTTTTCCCATCGTCGAAAATCCCGACCTCAACATTGCCGTGCATATTCTGCAAACGATGCAGGATAGCCTGATATGCTCCATTGACGTCTATCACCGTTGCCATGTCATCACCCCATCCTCGTCTTGATTGGCACGATGCACCGGCGCCGGATGGCGAGGAATGCCTTGCCATAGGACGTTTTGGCCAGCAGGTCATCGCTGCTCGCTCCAGCATTTCCATAGCTGCGCTGCAGGTCGCCCTCGCGCTCACTCGTGATACTGCCGGCCGTCAATGCCCCGCCCGTCGCCCCATCCGTCGCAATCACAGACTGTATCGTCATGAGATGCGCTGCATAGTTCGCCAGAGCCTGCACATAGAAAGGGCCGAACTTCTCTGCATCAACAAAGGGTTCGGCCAATCCGATATACGCTTCAAGGACGGAATCTGCTTTCTCCTCGAGCTGAGGTGCAAGCAGCCGCACGCAGGCAAGGACATCTTGTACCACAGCCATAGCTTACACCCCGCTTACAGCGGCGAGCATCTCTTCTTTCGTTGTCTTGCCCGTCAGGTCGATGCCCTTTTCCTTGGCATAGGCCTGAATCTCCTCCAGCGTCTTGCTGGCGAGCTCAGACAAAGCCTCGGCCGCCGCCTTTGCCGTCACGGACTCAATGAGACCATTGGTCATCGCAGAAGCGATGCCAGGATACTGCTTCTTGATGTCCGTGAGCTTGCCGACGACTTCCGTAGGGCGAGCTGGCACGAGCATCGTCGAACCGAAGAAGATTGCATGATTTGTGCGATTGATCAAGATTGCCATCGTTATTCCTCCTATCAGCAGCCTTCTGCCTTGGCAAAGGCCATCGGCATCGTCACCGTGACACCGACCGCCTCAGCAACGCAGTCGATGATGTACTCGAGGTTGCGGTACTGGACCGGCAGCTGGTCAAAGCGCGTGGGGATCTCGAGCTTGATGTACATCGGGTCGAAGTAGCCGGCCACCATCACATCCGACTCGTCAGCGCCCGCTTTCTTGAGCTCGCCCACCTTCATCCAGCGCGTAATCTCCGGATGGACTTCTTTCAGGAAGCCGAGCACCGTCTGGCCTTCTGCATCCGGGATGCGCGTCTCCGAAAGCGCACGGTAAGCCGCCGGTGCCAGAAGGACCGTGTTGGCCTGCTCCACTTCGTTCGTCGCCGACGGGATAGCATCGATGATGCTGTTGACGTCGCGGATCATCTGGTCCGCCGTCTTGGTCGAGAGTGCCGTCTTCGAGCCCGTGCCATCTGCCGCAAGCTCTACCTTCGAGAGGTTATCATTGCCGAGGAAGCCCGTGATGTTGTGCTCCTTGTCGCCGAACCAGGCAATCTTGTTGATCTTGACATCAATGCCGCGGCGGGCCTGCTGTGCCTTCATCGCCGAAAGATTGACGCCAGCGAACTGCGCATTCTTGATCTCACGGTAGTTGTAGCCGTAGGCATCACCAAGCGTGAAGACCTTGACCGGCTGTTCCTTTGCCACGACATCGACGCGGCGCAGGTCATCGGCGTAGTTGCTGATGATCTCAGCCATGCCGACCGAATCGTAGATGTACTGGACCGCCGTCTCAGCGCCCTGCGGGATATCCGTCTGGACTGGGAATACCAGGAAGGCATTGAGCGGCGCTTTCTTGACCGTCAGCGTCTGTGCGCGGATATGCGTCAGCTGGCGGGCAAGGAATACGCTCTGCGCCTCATCGAGACGGCCCGTATTCAGGATGTAGTTCGCTTCTTTTTTATCGTATCTCTTCATTTTCTGACCTCCTGTTACTGGCGGATGCGCAGGCGGACAATGTCGCCCTTAGCCCCGGAATTGAGGAACACAGCACCCGGGATGGTGTTCGTCCCTGCCGACTTCGTGAAGCTGATGGAGCCGTCTTCTGCGACAGCTGCATCGGCCTTATCACCTGCGACGACATCGCCGCCCGCTACGACGTAGACATCGCCGAACGTCAGGACCGGCACCGTGTAGCCAGCTTCATAGTACTTGGAATCCGTTGCCGGCTCACGATGGACATGCAGTGCAATGCCGATTGCCTTCGGGCCATCCGTTGCCGCCGTGACCGCCTTGACCTGGCCGGCACTCGTGCCGCGGATGACAGGATCACCCGGATTCATGCCACTCTCAGCGACCAGAGAGTCCACCACATCACCCGTCGTATCCGCCTTCATGCCCGGAATGCCGACAGCATCTTCACTGCCATACCAGTTGAACGTCTTTGCCTGTGCCATATCACTTGACCTCCTTCATGTAGAGCGCCGCTTCATCAGCGCGGAGCTTCTTGAGTGCCTCCTCCGGCGTGAGCTCGTCCTCACCATCCTCGTTCTGCTTTGGCGGCTGCATGACCGTCTTGCGCTGCTGAGGCATGCCTGCGCCGTCCTCATGCGCCTCCTGCGCTTCATCCTTGACCATATCATAGGCCGCGTTGATGTAGTCATCGCTCTTGCCTTCCAGGTCGAAAGAATCCCCGCGGACCTTCTTGATGATAGCCTTCTTGATGGCCATGTCATCCATGCTGTCCGCCTTCTCAATCTTGAACGCATCTGCCTTCTTGAGCATCATGACGCGGGCAGCTACCGCCTCGTCGAAATGCTTCTTGGCCTCTTCGCGGCCTTTGGCAGCCTCTTCCTTGAGCTTCTTGTTGTCGTCAAGTGCAGCATCATACTTGGCCTGCAGCTTGTCGAGTTCCGCCTTCTGGGCGGCCTTGTCCTGCTCGAGCTTCGCGACATGCACCGCGACCTCGGGCGCAGCCTCATATTCGAGGCCATTGTCGAGTCTGATCTTCTCCATCTTCGTACTCCCTTCGTTTGTCTCTGCTTCTGGTTCCTGATTCCCATCCATATTCAGCCGTGCAATACCAGCACGGCCTTTTGGGACAACGGCCACATGGTTGTACCGGATATGGCGCTGGACCGCGTCATAAGGCTCTCCCGCCGGCGTCGTCCCCGGCGTCTCATCGAGGTCGAGGTTGTAGCCGCAGGAAAGCTCACGTGCCGAGGTCGGCAGGCTGTAGAGCACGACATCCGCCGTAATGGTATCTCCATCTGCCCGCCCCGCGCTCAGTACCGTACCGATTGGCCGGATGCTCGCGGCATTCTGACTGGTGACCATGCCCTGATGCCCAATCGTGATGGGCTTGCCTTTCAGGCTGGCCAGACTGTCTTCATCAAAGGCTTCTTCCGGCGGCCGGTACTCCCGCCGCTCCGAGCCATCCGCATTGCGATATACAAGGACTCCCGTCCGGCCGATGACCGGCTTGTCCCGGATGAATCCCTCATCCGTCTTCTGCGCATGAATCGGCACCGTATCGTAGCGAATCATGCCCTCACCTCCTAAAATTGGCAATAAAAAAGCACCTTGCATGATTCGCAAAGTGCTTCTATTCGATTTTAATCTGATATGGGTCAAGCAAAAATTTTCTTCAATCTCTGCCGAGTCGGATCATTACGAATTTCCTTCGTCAGTTCGGCATCATATTTTTTGCGCTTTTCAGGATCTTTCTCTCGATCCATGAGTTCTCGCAACTCAATCATGCGTTTTGTTGGCTGAAGCATCATCTTTTCATCAACCCCTTCAATCTATCTATGAGGCCTGTCGCATGTGAGTTCGTTTTCCGCACAGAAAACGCTTCCGCTACGACTTCACTTATGGAATTGTCTCGAACGCCAATATCAGCATATATAGACAAGACCCGGTCTGGTGACTCACCCTTCGACAAAAGTTTATTGACCCATTCTCGAACAATACGGTCAACCTGTTCCTTGCTTTTATTATACGACAGATTCTTGGCTTTTGATACCATTTTTATCGTATCGTAGTAAAATTTATGCCCAAGTTCATGCAAAATAACTGCCAACACTGTCTGGTTAGCAAACTGAAGCCTGCCATCCTCGTTTCTGCGCTTGATATAGGCCAGGATCTTGTCCCGCGTATCATAACGGGAACTCAGGAACAACTTCCCGGATTTTTTATCAAAGCCGCCGATGATGTCGCCATTGAAGCGCTCCTCAAGCTCCGCAATCACAACAGTCGGCATATTAAGCTCACCGGCTACATCTGCATAGGCTTCTTGTAGCAGCGGCTCTACCGTCCGTATCACGTCAGCTCGAGGCGAGATATCCGACTCCGCATAGAGAGAGAACTTGCTGTTCGTCACGCGGCGCACCTTGAAGGTATACGGGCCGCCCGTTGCTTCGCTCCCGACCTTTATGGTGTCCACCTGCTCGGCCAGCGACGGCTTGAACCGATGATGCGCCATGAAGTCCATCGGCGAGCCCACAGTCACATACGACTGATTCTTGGGCCGGATGGGGATTTTATCCAGGTCAATGACCGGCAGTGCCACGCATCGGCACCGGATTGGCATCCCAGGATGGCCACCGGGCGGCGGATTACTCCACTTGTACTTATGCCCCTGACGGTCCGCATGGGACGGCCTAACACGGGAATCGTGGCAGGTCTCCCAGATGTAGGAGTCGATGCCGGCATTCTCCTGACGATAGCGTGAGAGCATCCCGTTGAGCTTGCCCACCTGGTCGGTGCCGATGAGTACCGCCCGACTCTCCTCTAAGCCTGCAATCCGCTGCAGCTCATCGACGAGGTACTTCATCAATAGCCTCTTATCGACGTTGTTGATGATAGCCTCATTCATCGCCTGCTTGAGGCACTGGAGCGTCTGTTGATCGATACTCTTGATGAGGTCGAGGTTCTGGTTGACCCACATCTCTTTCAAGTCATCGATATCTGCATCCTGATGGATGCCTGCGGGCGGCAGACTGACGGAAAGCGGTGCACCGAACAGGCTCTTCGTGATGGCATCGAACTCCGTCTGATTATACCGGCTGACCAGGTCGAAGATATGCTGGATAGAATTGGTCATCGTTTCGGCATTCTCGACTGCCTTCTCGATGCCGTCCAGCACGATCTCGATGCGTGTATTGACCGCCGACGGGCTTTGCACGGCGTCCTGGAGCTCCGGAAGGAAGGCCTGTATCACCTTGCACTTCCGCCTGACATAATCCCGCAGGAGCTTGGCATAGCTGCGCTCATAGCTCAGAGGATACCGCCATTTACGCTTCGCTACGATTTCCGTCATCGCCCTCATCCTTTACTGGCGTCCCCATAACTTTGTCGATGCTACGATCAAGGTCGTACTCGTCGCCGTCATCCAGCTTCTGGCGGACCTCCTGCGGATCGAGCGCGCCGAGGCTGACGTACTGAGCGGCGGCCGCGGCTTCTTTCGCCCTTGCATCCGCCTCAATCTGCTTCGTCTCTGCCTGCTCCTTGGCCGATGGATTCCATAGCTTCGCAAAATCAATCGTGTAATCCTGCGGCAGGTTGAGTGCATACTCGCTGCAGCAGTCCATCAGATGCAAGAGCCGGTAGATCTGCGGCTTGATCTTGCGCTGCTGGATGCGCTCGATCATGTTGTAGTAGTTCTCGAGATCGCTCTCGCCCGTCGCGTTCTGCCCCTGTGGACTGCGGCCAAACAGGACCGTTGCGGGGATATCTGCCGCAGCGCAGAGTGCAATCTCGAATTCGTCCAGCACGTCCTTGATGCCGGCCAGCGTGACGTTCTTGAGGTCGTATTCATCCTCTTTGTCGAGCGCGATGGTATTCATCATGCCGCGGGCCATGTCAATGAGCTGAAGTCGCTTCTCCACCTGCTTCTCGCCGAACTCCGTGCTCAGCATATCGGCCAAACCATCGAACTTCGTGACGCTTTGACTGAGCCGCTCGAGCGCCAGCGTGGCAAAATCATGCGACGTGTTATAGCGCTCAAGGGTGTCCTGTACCTGTTCCATGATGGAGCCGCCCCAGCCATTGCGCTCTCGCCGCCTGCGGTTGCTGACGATGCCGCCATCGAAGATAAGGAGCCGGCTGGCATCCACATTGAAGGAGGCGCCATTGTAGTTGATGACCGTGTAGACATTCGGCAGGCCATAGCGGTCATCAGTAGGATCCTCGCAATATGCCAGAGGATTGACGTCCTGTGCATCATAGACCTTCATGCACTCAATCCGGTGCAGCTGTCTCTCGTTGACCGGCTCACTGAGCTCGCCACCGTCATCCAGCATCAGCAGGACCGCACCACCGCCAAAGAGCCTGTCCCAGCAGAGCGCTGTCGAGAACACCTGCTGGAAGTCCAGGTCTTCCAAGATGGACTGCACCGTATCGTTCTGCTCGATGTCAGCTTCGCCATCCTTGAGCGAGAAGCCCGCTCGCACCGCCTCATCCGCAGGAGCCTTGATGATTTTCTGCGCCAGGCCGTTGTAGGTGAACAGGTCCTCATACTCCTGCCAGTACTCTCGGTCGCTTACGCGGCGGTCAGCATACGATGTATGCGTCCGCGGATCACGGCTTCGCGTGCCATAGCCGATGACGGCATTGACGTATCCGTCCTGATTCTTTCTTTTCAAACGTTATCACCTCACGAAATCAATGCCGTCCAATCATGCGAGCGTGCTACGGCCTTGAAGGCATCGCTCGCCGCATCCACCTGGTCATCATGCAGCGCATCCGGGAACCCTTCCAGCTCGTCGAAGAACGCTTGATTCCAAGCGCCTGCCATCACCATGACTGCCCCGTGCTGGACCTGAGCGGCAAACGGCTCCGCCCGCGTGATCTTGGACCCCGTAACGATATGCGTCGAGACACGGAAGCCGGCCAGCAAGGAAGCCAGACTGGCCGCCTGGTCCTTGCCCGCCTGCCCTGGGTCTTGCGGGATGACCGTCTGCACACTCTTGTACTGTGCCCGATCTGCCATCGCCGTATTGACCATCAGAGCACGCACATCGGACGCATTGAGCGCCCGGCGCTGTACATCCAGGATGATATACTGGCCATTCCGCAGCCGCGCCATGAGGCACGATGCCGTGCGGTCAGGGTCCGGGCGGTTCGGCGTGATGGTCGTCGCCGCCAAATCCCATGCTCTCGCCACACTGACAATCTTGTCCGGCAGGTCATGTACGATGCGGAACATGTCCCGCTTGAAGTAGAGCCCTGCCGCCGGACGGATCTTCCAGTTGCCGCGCAGGAGACGTTCCTTCTCGACAAGGCTCAGGGCATTCAGCGATGCCAGATAGCCGGGGTCCGCTTTCAGCAGGACCTTGTTGTCGAAGATGCTAGAGCTGATGAACGTCGCACTCTTGCAGAGCTCCGGGCTGACGTGGAACTCCGCGGCCAGCTCATCCGGCGTATCGGCCCAATGGATTTCGCCGTCAATGCGGATGAAGTACCGCAGGAGCCCCGACCGCTCAGGGATGGCATAGCCAGTATCCTGATCAATCCACCACGAGATGAAGCGCGCCACCCATGAATCCGAGTCCGGATTGCATGTCGCCCTCACGTATGGCCGGACACCGCAGGTTGAACGGTTACGCGATAACATATAAGTAAACTGCTTCTCACTAAAATGCGTCAGCTCATCAAAGCAGATGAGCGCCACCTGGGCGCCCTGATAGCCATACACGGCATCATCCGTATGCAGATGGTTGAAGGTGATCTTTGCCCCGGATGGGAAGATCACCCGCTTCGGTGCCGACTCCATAAACGTCGCTCCCAACGGGCGGTAGATGTCCTTGGCGTTATCCCACAAGCCGCCCTCGTTCGTGATCTGCCCGCTGTCACGGCGGAAGATGACCACACCGAAGCCGGGATTATCCATGTGTCGCAATGGCTCCAGCAAGAGCGCATAGGTCTTACCGCCACCCGCACTGCCGCCATAAATCGCAATATCAGCAGGGCTCGACAAGAACTGCTCCTGCGGCCCTTGCTGAGGCCGAAGTTCTATCATGCGTTATCACCTCTACCGTTATCAGGCAAATAGATCCGGACGAGCGGTTCCTTGCCAGCAGCCTGGTCGCTCTCCGTTGCCGCTCTTATCTCGGTCTCGAGCTTCTGGAGCTTGAGTTTTTGTTCCTTGGTGTCGAGCTCCATCGGATAGCGCTTCAGGAGGCTCTTAGCTGCTTCGATGCGGTCACGTACTGAAGCATGTGCCTCGATAATTCTGGCCCTACTTTCCCCGTCACCAGTTCCTTCGACAACAATATGCTCCTCAGTCAGCTCGCCGCGCAGTGTCGCCGTAAGGAACCTTAAGACCTCATCCGCTTTGGCGATGCGCTCACTTTCGACCTCAGCAAGGCGCTTTTTTATCGCAGCCGAAACACTAGGTTTTGTCATGTTCTCCGCACCTTGCGTTTTCGGCTGCTTATACCCTGCCCGTCTTGCAGCCTCGGTCTGATTTCCTGTTTCGATGTAATAATCAACAAAACGCTTTTGCTTCTCTGTCAGCTTCATCTCACATGCTCACCACGCTCCCGAGTCTTATTTATGCATCAAAAAGAGCACCCACGCTGTGAGTGCTCGAATAGTCGTGCGGGCCCTAGATTTCAGACCCGCCGGTAAGGAAACTTTATGAAAAAAATGAAAGGAGGGTTTCGCCGGAAGGTTGACAGTACCCGGCGTACAAAATGCCGACGGTCACAAGGTCGCGCCCTTGTTCACGCCATGTCGGGCGGGATAGCGCAGATTGCAAGGATTCAAACGCCATTATGAATAATGCCCCGCCCATGATGTGTGATATTTTGGAGAGTTATCGTCCATCTCATCCAGACATCCGATGCTACTATTATCGCACAGATCTGAATCAAAATCCGGCACAAAAGCGGAAGTGTTTTTGCCCTTGCACTTATCCACAGGCTCTTGTGACTTGTCAAAGCACTGCGAAGTGAAAGGCCATCTGCTCAGGGACAGCATCTTCGCCAAAAATGATGGCAGCCATTGTCTTCACGGCCCGCCCGCCAGTCTTTCTCGCCCAAGTCTCAGAGAGATACAAGTCCATCGCCAGCTCGACCCACGTTTTCCGCTCGAAGTAGTAGCCCCGCACAAGATACTGCTCCCGCTCGTCAAGGCAGGAAAGCGCATGGTCGACGAGCTCCAGCCGGTGCTCGATGGCATCTGCCTGGGCATCGCACCACGCCGCCGTCTTGGCCTTCTTCGTGCGCCGATCAGCGGCCGCTTCCACGGCATTGAGCTCCGGCGAGCCGCCGCCAGCCTGATCCCCGTACTTGGAAATCGGTGCCGCAATGTCAGAGCCCTCCGAAAGCTCCGCTCGAATTGCCTTTGCTTTCATGCGCATGCTCTCCGCCGTTCCCCGCATCCGGACGTACTGGCTCAGGTATCGCTTCACGATTTCAACGTAGTCATTGTATTCCTTAAGCTCTTTCACAATCTTTCCTCCTCCGCACGAATGCCAGAGAGACCTGTGTTCTCCGGCTCCAGTATTTATTTCTGGCGGCTTACCAAACGGGATTGCTCGTCGTCCTCCATCCGGCGGAGTTCCCGATACCACTTGGCATTCATTTTTCGGTGCATGCATTCCGATAAACCTAGGAAAAACATCAGTACAACTCCTCCCCCTAAGCAGAAAAAAATCCAAGCTGCAAGCAAATACACAATGTCCATACCTATCACCTCTAGATCCTATCTGCCCTCTCTTCCTTGAGTGCCGCAAGCACGATCAGCAGCGCACAGTCGAGCTTCTCATCCGTATCGACTTCCATCGGGCAGCCCCGGCAAGCGCACTCCGTATACTTCCGGCAGTACCTCCGCTTCATTCCGAGGACGGCTGCTTCTTCAATCTCACCAAGTACGGCTAAATGCTTCTCCTTCATGATTCATCCTCCCATCCCATTGGCCTAAATTCAATGCCGGCAGCCGGATAGCTGTATTGGCAACAGCCGACAGCGCCCGGATTCACAGGCTCGCAAGAATACCGCATCAAGAACTTCCGCTGGGCGCACTCTTTGAATTTCTTCTTCTGGCACTTGCCGCAAGTCTGCGGAATCACGCACTTGTACCAGGTCTCGAAGTCGTCCATCGAGATGACCAACGTGTCTTGCATGCTCTTGAGCTTCTTGAGCTCGGCACGCTCCTTATCCGACGGCACGATCATCGGACGAAGTGTGCGGGCATTGCGCGAGAATTCCATTGCCTGGTCGTACTCCATAAGGTTATACCTCCGCTCCATCGCCTTGTTGAGATAGGTCGAAGCCATGCGCAGCCATTTCAAAAAATCCTTATCCACATTCTTCGCCTTCTGGTACTCCGCGATTGTCTCCTCGAGCTCTCCAGAGTAAACCATCAAGCGCGTCATGTTGACTTTCTCCGTATGATTCAAATAGGGATTCATAATCATCACTCCTTCTTGAAACGCCGGCCATCATCGCGCTTGGCGTTACTCTTGTTGACCTCATACATGAGTCTCTGACGGTCAGACTCATTAAAGCCCATGCGATTCATAAAAGTCGTTGTGGCTACAATCAAATCTGTACATTCTCGCATCAAATGATCACAACGCTCCCGGAAAACGTTCATACCAAGATTCTTTTCCGTACAATCGCGTACACTATCAAAAGCACTCAAAACCTCTTCCAATTCTTCGCGCACTTTAGCAAGCTGCTTATTCCCGGACCAGCCTTCATAGAGTGGGCCATCACAAGGATGCGGAAGTATAACAGACGCCCGACCGCTCTGATATCCGTCCGAACGGCCTTGCTGATACCCATCACGATTGCCACGTGCATACGCTTCACCGAGAACCTCATCGAGATATGCATGGATTTCATCATTCTTGCTCATTTTATCCTCTCCTTATCTCTGCTTTCACAGCTTCCATCAGGGCAGCCTGCCCTGCCGCTTTCTGGGATAGTGCCTGCATAACCTTGGTATCGATGGTTCCCTCGGTCACGAGGTGGTGCACGATGACCGGCTCCTGCTGTCCCTGCCGGTAGAGTCTGGCATTGGCCTGCTGGTACTGCTCGAGACTCCAGGTCAGGCCGTACCAGACGATGATATGGCCGCCCGCCTGCAGGTTGAGCCCGTAGGCCGTACTTGCTGGATGCGCCAGCAGGATCTCGATGTGCCCCGCATTCCAGTCCCTCATCTCATCGGCACCATGTAGGACTCGCGCCTTGGGAAATGCCTCCTGCATCATATCGAGGTCATGCTGGTAGGCATAGAAGACGAGGACCGGCTTGCCCGGATTCGCCTCGACGATATCCGCGAGGGCGTCCAGCTTGGCGTGATGCAGATTGACGACGTTATGCTCGTCATCGTAGACGCGCCCGTTGGCCATCTGCAGCAGCTTGTTGCTGAGTGCCGCCGCGCTCATCGCCGTGATCTCCGTGTCCTGCATCGTCAGGATCAAATCGTGGTGCATCCGGTCGTATGCCTTGCGGGACTCGGCTGGCATCCGGACATGGATGACATTGTCGATGCGCTCTGGCAGGGTGATGTAGTCCTCGGCCTTGAGGCTCATGCACGTATCGCCCAGGGCGTCATAGATGCCCTGCTCACAGCTCGCATCGCGCAGTCGGTAGCTATAGACGACGAAGCCGTTGCGCCGATCGGGCACGAACCAGTGATTGCGGTACATCGTCAGACTCCTGCCAAGGCTCTTGCCACGGTCCAGCAGGTAGATCTGGCTCCAGAGGTCAAGCAAGGTGTTCGGCGCTGGCGTGCCCGTCAGGATGACGCGGCGCTTGAAAAGAGGCAGGACCTTCCGCAGCGCCTTAAAGCGCTTGGCCTGCGGATTCTTGAAGCTCGACGACTCATCGACGACCAGCATGTCAAAAGGCGGGTCATAGAAATAGTATTCCATGAGCCAGACGACATTCTCGCGGTTCGTTACATAACAGTCCGCATCGGCCATCAAAGCCCGCTCACGCTCGGCCTTCGACCCGATGACCGTCGAGAAGCGCAGGCACTGTGTGTGCTCCCACTTCCGCGCCTCATCTTGCCAGGTCGATTCCGCTACCGACTTCGGCGCGATGATCAGCACCTTGCGCACCTCGAAGCGGTCATAGATGAGCTCCGCGATGGCCGACAGCGTGATGACCGTCTTGCCGAGGCCCATATCTAAAAAGAGGCCATAACAGGGATGCTCGAGGAGCCGGCGCTCGGCCTCCGCCTGATATGGATACGGCTTAAAAATCATATCCGTCCAGCCTCTCTTTCTCCACCGCGTCTTCTTCCTGCCTGAGAACCTCGTTGACATACCCCAGGCATTTGCGCGCCGAGTCATTATCGCTGACGACGAACGCCGCAAAATGCCTCCGCCGCAAGGTTTTCTGCCAATAGACTTGCAGCGGGCGGAGCTTCTTGCCTTCCTGCTTCAGCTCGACAAAGACGACATGGCCGCCCGGCGTCAGGATCATCCGATCCGGCACGCCAGCATGCCCAGGGCTGACAAATTTGAGATACAGGCAGCCCCATTCATCAAGGACCATGCCTAAGTTCCTCTCCATGTAGCTTTCCAGTTTGTTCATATACAGAGGACACCTCCTAAAGTAAAAATCTAGGGCCGCGTAAACGATGTCAACAGATTTTTCAACTTCTATTACTAAAGCAAAAATAGAGAGTTTAGAGCGCTATATAAGCCCTCTCGCGCGCGTATACGCTCTATTTAAAAAAAAATAACTTTATAATAAAAAACTGTTGACACTGTTGACGACACCCCTCAAGCTATTGCTGTATAAGGCTTCATCGGCGTCAACAATCCGTCAACAGAACGTCAACAGAAGAAAAACCGTTGACACCGATATTTCACCCTACATCAAATCGTTGACAGCTCTGTTGACGCTATCGTCAACGATTCTTTCTTTTTCATCATCCTGATTTTGTTCGTTCAGCGTGGACTTTTCCGGCATTTTCACGCGATCGTAAGCTCTTTGCTGACCGTAGAGAGGAAACCGAACCATCCCGCTTTTGCTCTTGCCGTCTCGGTGAGGCCTCCATCCTTCCATATGCTGCATGATGGTGTTGAGATTCCTGGCATCAATATTCCGCATGGATTTCTGCGAATTGCCCAGGCACTCGCACCAGATTTCCAGTGTGCAGACGCGGTCCTTTGGCTTGTGGTCCTTATCCCCATCAATCGCAGGCGCATCGAGCCACTCCCGTCGTTCCTCGAGCCCCATCGACTCCCAGAGCGGCGGGAGCGCGCGGTCGAGGTACTCCTGGATAAGGCCCTTGAGCTCCGCGCCCTCGGTGTGCGACTCCTGCATCTCGCGGGCTTCCTTGCGCGACTCCTTCGAGAGCTCCAGATTAGGATTCTCCTTGTAGAGCGCGATGCACTCGGCCCAGCATTGGGCGGCCTCGGCGGGTGTGAAGTCCTGCCAGAGATTCTTCTCGGCCTTGCCGGAGCACGGCACGATCAGGAAGCGGCGGCCGCCCGTGCGGTCCTTGAGGAAGATGTCGTCGTTCGTCGTGGCGGCGAAGATGCATTGGCGCGGGTATTCCTCCGTCCGGCGCCCATACGGCGCGCGGAACTTATCCGTCTGCCTCGAGATGAAGGCCTTGAGCTCGTCATTCTCGGCGCGCGTCGCTGCCTGCATCTCACCGAGCTCGATGACCAGCGAGCCGATGAGCTGCTCGAGCGGGTCCTTGCCCTTGATCGAGACGATGGAGTCATTGAACCACTTGCCTCCCATCCGTGCGAGGATCGTACTCTTGCCGATGCCCTGCGGCCCCGTCAACACCAGACAGCAGTCGAACTTCGTGCCCGGCCGCATGACGCGCGCCACACCGGCCTTGAAGAAATTCTCCGTGACCTCGCGCGTGTAGCGCGTATCCTCTGCACCGAGGTAGTCGATGAGCAGCCGGCCGATGCGCGGCACGCCATCCCATGTAAGAGTCTTCCACCAGTCCTTGACCTGATGGAAGGCGTTCTTGCTGGTCACTTCCGTGAAGGCATCGTCGATGAGCGCTTTGCTGGCGAGGCCGCCATAATGGGTGCCGATGAAATTGCGCAGCTGCGCGTCGTCGGCATCCGTCCAGACGGGATTCGCCCCCGCCCGTAGCTTCCGCCAAGGCGTATCGCGGCGCAGGACGATGCGGTGACTGAAATTATCGAGCGCCGCGATGCCCTGAAGCTCCGGGTCAAGATTCAGGATCAGAAGAAAATTCTTGGCCGTCGCGAGGATGCGCGTCCCCTTCGCCGTCCAGTCGAGCTGCTGGCAGAGCGCGAGGCGGGCCGCTTTGATGGCCTGCTCGTCTTCCTTCTCTGCCTTGTCCTCGCTCGCATCCTCAATCAAATTGTCATCAAACTCTGTCATGGCCATTTCAACGAGGATGCCCTTGACCTTCTCATCCCTGCGCGCAAAATCCGACATGGCCGTGTAGCTCGGGTACTTGTTGATTGGCGTCTTCTCATCCACGTCCTCATCCAGATGCCCGAACTTGTTGAGCCGGACAAGGTCGAAGGCATTGACGTCTTTACCGCTGATGGGGTCCGTCGCGTGGTGGCTGTAGGCATGCAGGTCGTCATCGTAGATGATCATGCCGCCCGTCGTTGAGCCGAGGGCGTAAGTGTAGCGGTCCTCCGCGCCGTCAACCGGTGTATAAGTATCCGGCAGGAACTTGGCGATGGCCTCTGTGACGGTGTAGGCCCGGCAGAACGCACCCACGACTCCCTGCTTCTCTCGCGGGTCGCCGAGCCGCTTGATGATACGGGCATGGGCCTGCGTCTCGGTCTTGCCGATTGGCCAGGCTGACGCATCCCGCCAGTCCTCGTACTCATCGAGGAGCGCGTCCGGGTCCGCCCAGGCCCCATCCGGCGCCTCGAAGTGCAGGCACTGGTACGGCGCGTCCTTCGGGCACGTCGGCCAGTACATGAGCCTTGAGGCCTCGTAGGTCGTCGGGTCGAAGTAGTTGATGCCGATGCGCTTCGCGAGGATGCGCGCGGCCGGCTCATACGCTTCCGGCTCCAGCGGACGGCTGCATGGGATGACGAGGCGATAGCGTGGCTTCTCCGGCGTCGCGCTGTGCGTCGGGTAGATGGCATAGCACGGCACGCCGCCCTTCTCCGCGACCATCGCAGGGAAGTCGACATCCTTTGGGATGTTGTCCGCGTCGAGGCAGATGAGCTGGCGCAGCTTCACGCTGTCCTTCTTGCGGCGGCCTCCCTCGAGGTATCCGCCGACAAAGCCGCCCTGGTCCTTGATGCGGTCCCTCTCGGGCTTCTTCATCGCCGCGTACTCCGCCATCGTCTCATTCGTCCGGCAGGGCTCTAGCAGATGATCCTGCAGGAAGTCCTGCCATGTCGTCTTGATGTTGCGCCAGTTCGTTGACTGCCGGCTCGGCGCCACCGCGATATAAAAAAGAGTATCATTCATGAGAATCAATCCTTCTTGTAGTACGCGCCCTCGAAGCCGTCCGCGTTCATGAGCAGGCCCTCGTTCCAAGGCTCATTCTGCACCATGATGCGGATGGCATCCGCGAGCGAGCCGCAGCCTTCCGGCATATCGAGCACGACCTCATCGTGGATATGCGCGACGATCGGGTAGCCCGCCGCCTCGAGGCGCAGCATGGCCGCGCCGAGGCAGTCCCGCGCGATGCCCTGGATGAGGTTCTCCGTCAGCTTTCCGCCATACGTCTCGAGCTCTCCCCAGCGCCTTGTCGTCTGCTCCAGGCCTTCATAGATAATGGCCGGATTACCGAAGCGGTTCTCGCCGATGCGCGCCTTCGGGTAGACGAGCCAGCGGCCGCTAGGCAGGTGCAGGAGAAGGCAGCCGTGCACGCGGGCAAAGTAGATATTGCCCGTGACCGGGAATTTCCGCAGCTCCCGCTCGCCCGTATCCATCCGGTAGACCATGCCGTCCTCGTTGAGCGCCGTCGCGCGGACTGCCCGCATCGCCGCTGTCTCGATCTTGTGCCAGAGGCGGGGGATAGACGGGCTTGCCTCGCGCCACTTCGTGACGATATCCTCGAGCTCCGCATCCGAAAGGCCGAGCTTGTCGGCTCCCATCGCCTTGAGCGCATTGATGCCGCCTCCGTAGCCGAGCGCCAGCTCCGCGATCTTGCCGCGCTGGCGCAGATGGCTGTTGACACCATGCTTGACGACAGGCACGTGGAACATCTGGCTGGCCGAGGCGCAGTAGATATCCGCGCCCTCGGCGAAGGCATCCTGCCGCCAGCGCTCCCCCGCCACCCAGGCGATGACACGCGCCTCGATGGCCGAGAAGTCGGCCACGATGAAGCGATTGCCTGGACGCGGCACGAGCGCCGTGCGGATGAGCTGTGAGAGGACATCCGGCACATTCTCGTACATCGTGGCCATCCAGCCATAGTCGTCTTCCTTGACCGTCTCGCGGGCGGCATCGAGATCCTCGAGGTAGTTGCGCGGCAGGTTCTGCAGCTGGATATTGCGGCCAGCCCAGCGCCCCGTCCGCGCCGCCCCGTAGAACTGGAAGAGGTCATGTGCGCGGCCGTCTTCGCAGATGGACTTCTCCATCGCCTCATACTTCTTGATGCTCGTCTTGCCGAGCGCCTGCCGGATGCGCAGGACCTTCTGTACAACAGAATGGAGATGGCCATCCTGCAGGGCCTCAGCCACACAGGCCTTCGTGAGTCCCGAGATCTTCACCCCGTTCATCCGGAGCCAGCCCTGCAACTGCTGGATGCTGTTCGGATTCTCGAGGCCCGTGAGCTCCTGCGCTTTTGCCATGAGCTCCTGCGCCATCTCCGTGTTGAGGTCGATGGCGCTCTCGACGAGCTTGCGGTCGATGCCGATGCCGCGGCCATTGATAGCCCGGTCGACGAGCCAGAGCCGATGCTCCTGCTCGCTTGGCTTGAGCCAGAGCAGCCGGCGGCGGATCTCCCGCTCCGTCACGACATCCTGCCGGTTGTACTCCTTGAAGATGCCCCAATCTTCTGGCGCATCGTCGGGCAGGTTCCTCGTCCGGCCGCCGTTCTTCTTCGTCGGTCGGCAGGGCTTGCAGAAATACGTGATGAGACGCTTGCCCCGCGCGTCCTTCATCTTGTCCTGTGGCAGCCCCAGCGCCTTGCCTACAGCGTCAAGAGACGTCGGCAGGGCATGATATAGGGCGAGCACGCTGTCGCACTCCCACGAGCCGTCTGGAAGCTCAGGGAAGAGTTTGCGCAGGCAGGTAATCTCGAAGTTCGCGTTGAACGCCGTCTTCGTGACAGCGGGATCATAGAGCGCCGCCTTGACGCGCTCCGGTATCGACTCACCGCGAGCAAGGTCCACGACCTCGACCGGCTCCGAGTCAAAGGCATAGGCCAGCAGCAAAACGCGAAAATTATGGGAGTCCACGTATTTATGGACTCCCAGCTTGATATCCGCGTCGCTGTAAGTCTCAATGTCGATGCATAAGGTCGACATACGCGACGCCTCCTTTACATCAGTTCATCGACATCGCCGAGCAGGCTGTCATCCCAATCCGACTCCGATACGACCGTACCGGCCAGGCGCTCGCCGTCCTTGATCTTGCGGATGGCGTTGAGGCTGACACCGATGCCCTTGTTGCCGCTCGTGTTGTAGACGTAGAGCGTGAGGACCGCCTGTACATAGCAGCCGCTGTAGACCTCCTCCGGGTCCACGATCTCGTTGCGGTCGCGGTCGAGTATCTTCGGCCTGTGGTCCGTGTTCGCCTTCGCATTGACGTAGTAGGCTTTGGCATAGGCGTCATCGTCCGGGCGCTTCTCGTCGCCGTCACGCAGGCCGTCATCCACGCCAGAGAGGTTCTTGAGGATGGCCTTGGCCTCTGGATCAGCGAGCAGGGTCTTCACGTGGTCCTTGTAGATGGAGACTGTATTGGAGCCCTTCGGGATGATGAGAGACGCGCTGTACTTCTCGTGCCCGCTGAGGTCCTCGGCCGGCTGGAAAAGATGTGCATAGCTGAGACGTACAAGTCCCGTCGTCATTTTGATGGATTTCATAAAAATACCTCCTAAAAATCAAACAGCTTTGTGCTGCGGTTCTGCAATAAGGGAATCATCGAATGCCTCGGTATCCGGCACGATGGCCGGGCGCTTGTCGCTCTCCGGCACCAGCGTCGGCTTGCCAGCAGGCTTGATGATGACCTCGCCGAGGAGCTCCGCGAGCTTCTTCGCACCGACAAGCTTGTCGAGCGCCGTGAGCGTCTTGAGCTCCTGCGGCTTGTAGATATCGGTGATGTGGTGGCTCTCGAGGATGGCCGCCGCCCGCTCCGGGTCCGCAATCTTGCGGATGCTGCGCCCAGCAACCATCTTGAGCCCCGGCCACGCTTTGCCATTTTTGGCCGCCTGCAAGGCATACTCCTCGATGTCCGTGAGCCACTTCTTGATGGAGCCTGCGCGCTGGATGATGTCCGCGATCTCCACCTCCGTGAGGTCCGAGGCCGCCAGGTCTTCCTTCACGCCCTGCAGCTCATACTCCGCGAGCGTCCGGCACGTCGCACGGCACTTGCAGAAGCGGCAGTGCGCGCCCGCCATCTTCTCGCCCTCGCCCTGGTAGGCAAGGCGAGCGGCAGGCACGACAACATCATGCGCCCAAGCGAGCAGCTCTTGCGTGCTGATCTCATCCGTCGAGATGGAGTCGAGGCGCGGCTGCACGATCGTCATGCGGACCTTGTCGGCATCGTAGAGATACCCGTAGGCATCGAGCGCACCGAGTGCGTAGAGCTTCATCTGCGTGTTGCCCATCGCCGAGACCGGCACACCCTTGCCGTACTTGAGGTCGACAACCTCGATGCAGTCATCCGAATAGATGACCATGTCGCCCGTGCCGAAGCCGTCCGGCACCCAGCGCGAGTAGTCCAGGCGCTTCTCCACGAAGACATCCGCATCCGGCGACACGTGCTGTGCCTCCTTGATCTTCTCGATGCAGACATCGACGTAGCGGCCCGTGGCCTCCCACATCTCTGCCTCTACATCTTTGAGACGGCGCTTGTACAGCGTGCCCGTCTCAAGATAGTGCTGCAGGCGCTTCTCCGCGAGCGCATGGGCCCGCGTGCCCTCTGCCGCATAGGCGCTCTGCTCGTCCGGACATTTCTCCTCGAGGCGCGCTGAGGGCGTGCAGACGAGCCAGCGGTGCGACGATGAGGCTGAAAGTAATGCATGGAGTTCAGGCAACCTTCTCGCCCCCTTCAAGGAAAGCGACGAGCGCCGCGCGGTCCTTCACGAGCACCTTGCTGATGCCCGCCGCATCGTGTTCCGTGAGCCATTTCTTGATGGTATCCTTGCCATTCTCCGGATGCGCCTTGATAAATGCCGCGACCTTCTGACGGATGCCTGCCAGCTCCTCGCGCGGGATCGTGTCGTCCGGCTTTGCCGCTTCTTTCTTCGGCTCAGCCTTCACATCCGACGGCGCCGCCGTTTTGAGCACGTCATGGATCTCGCGTTCCTTCTTCGCGCTGACCGGCGCGCCTTCCATGACGGGCGCTGCCTTCTTCTCCGGAAGCGTCTTCTGGCCCGTCATCTCCGCGAGATGGACCGCCGCGCGACATCCCGCAATATCCGAGAGCGCATTGGCAAGATTGTCGAGCCCCTCGAATCGTATCGTGATATTGATATCCATGTTGACCTCCTGTATACTAGAGTCAGGTTTTGAAGTTGATTTATTTTATATTGTTAGTCGGGCGCGCCAACGCCCGACTCTTTTTTATTGCTGCTCACATCATCACCGCCGCAATGGCGGCCAGCACCTCGACCGCCACGACCGTGCCAAACAGCACAACGATGCCTGCAACCGTCCACTCGATGCGCTCCACCGTCTTATCGCTCGGCGTCAGCGCCTTCTTCACTCTTGCGACCCGCCGCTTGATAGGTCGCAGGGACAGCCCCGCCTGGATGCACCGGCCGTCCTCGTCATACTTCGCGATTGGAATCATCATGCACCATACCTTTCCTCGAAATACCTGCGGCTGATCCTGCCGCGGATGAACAAGAATCCCTTCTTCTCCAGCTCTCGGTTGAGCTCCGCGATGATTTGATAAGCCTTCGTTCTCGAACAGTTGAAGAGCTTCATGACATCCGTGACGTACAGGAACGTCGGCTCATTTCTCGCCATCCCGCTCACCTCACTCCAGTACCACCTTGCTCCCGTTCAGGAACTTGTTGACAAAATAGACCTGCCCCTTGCCCGTGACCTTCGTCGTGCGGGTGATGCGGTTGACGCCGTTGCCATCGACGAAGCTGCCTTCCTTGACCTCGAAGAGCTTCATGTCCATCGCCCGCTGCGTCGGCATGTTCTTTTCCGTGCCGTTCTTGATGAGGAAGCCGTTCTCGCGCATCCACGCGAAGAGGCGCTTCTGCCCGATGTCGATGCCCTGCTGCTTGATGAGCTTGGCCAGGCCGCCCACGAGGATGGACGTCTTCGACGCCGTGACCGCATCCGCGAAGATGCCCTTCGGCGTCAGCACGGCAATCTGCTCATTCTGCTTGGCAATGGTCGCATCGCGCTCGGCCAAGAGCTTCTGCGCGGCAAGGATGCCCTGCGCCATTTGCTCGGCCGGAGACTGCGGGACCTGGTAGCCGCCCGTCTTGCGGATGGCCGGTAGAACCTCGTCGAACACCCAGCTCTCAAACTTCTCCGCTGACGGCAGCTTTGAATGGACAATTAAGCGGTACAAGTCGCCTTCTGGGATAATGCTCATCTGCTGAGATCCGCCATTTGTAGGGATGTTCCGTTTTAGAACACCCTTGCAATGATCCCAAATAGCCTTGTGCGGCTGGGAATACCCGAGCGCTTTTGCTACGTCGCTGGCAACAAAGTAAATCTTGTCGCCTTCTTCGATGGTTCTCAGCTCACCGAACTCCGGGCTGCTGAAAATCTGCAATTCATTCATGTGTGTTCCTCCTTATACATTTTGAATCCCCTTTATAACGGAATCCGTTAGTTTATCATCTAAAAAAATGGCACTGTCAACGCAAAGTAGATGTCCAATCTTCCTCATCCGCTCGACATCGAGCTTGACATCGCCATCTTCCAGATACCGATAGCCCTGCAAGCTCATGCCGAGCCCTTTGGCCAGGAAGGTCTTGGTTACACCCTTGGCTTCGCGCACTCGACGAATGTTCTCATTTACTCCCATACAATCACCTCCTAACGTATTTCGTTAGTCATATTATACTAACGGATTCCGTTAAAGTCAAGGGTTTTGTGTTATATTTTCTCAAATACCGTTAGTAATATATCAAATGCCGTTAGTTTGTGATATATTAAGGAAAAGGACTATCAGTAAAAAGGAGTGAGTATACCATGACATTAGGAGAACGCATCAAGCTGCGCCGAAAAGAGCTTGGCCTCACACAGGTCCAACTGGGGAAGATGGTTCACAAGTCGTCTCAAGTAGTTTCCAATTGGGAACGGGGCTACACAACCGCCATGTCACCAGATGACTTGCAAAACATCGCTCAGGCTCTGAATATCAACGTTTCAGAATTGATGGAAGCTTCATCCTCAGCCCAGCCGCCCGCGCATCCCGTCGTACAAGGCGACCCGGTCAGCGAGCTCTTCGACAATCCGGAGATCCGCAGCCTTGCCCGCCGCAACTTTGCCGACATGAGCCCCGAAGAGGCGAAGGCAAAGCAGAAGGATGTCATGCGTGTAGTGAGGGCCCTTTTCGATGACGAAGACTAAACGAAACTTACCCGCCAAGCCGGACTGGTACTTTGTCGATGCGTGCGTCGAAGACTTCTGGGCCGCAGTGGACTTCGAGCCACCACTCAATCTGCTGGCCATCTTTCGCGCAGGCGGCTGCATCGTCAAGACCTACCAAGAACTTTCGCAAAAATTAGATATTTCCGTAGATGAAGTCGCGGCTCGCTTCGGATCAGACGATGGCTGCGTCTTCTACGATGCGCGTCATGACCGCTATCGACTTGCCTATGATTGCAGTACAGGCCCACGCACGCGCTGGACGCTCGCGCACGAGCTCGGCCACATCGTCCTCAGACACCTCGAGGACTTCCCGGAGACCAGCATCACACGGAAGCAGTCGCCCGTGCTCCTGGACATCCTCGACAAAGAGGCCGACAAGTTCGCAGGTGAGATCCTCGCCCCCGCTCCCCTGCTCATCGGACTCGCCGAGAGCTCGAATCTGCACACGAAAGAATTCTACTACGCTCTTTCGCGCGACCTCTTCGGCCTGAGTCGCCAAGCCGCCTACTACCGTGCCCGCACTATCTACCTCTACCGCGACAAGATTACCAAGCATTGGGCGGACGCCAAGCCAGCCGTCTACCAAAAACACATGGATAAATTTCTCGCCCTGTACGGCGGCCTCGGCCCCGATACCCTTGCCGGTCGCTACTGGATGGAGAAGCATAGCAAAGAGTATCAGCGCTACGAAGACCCAGAGATGCCGCCCGCAGCAGCCGGAGAATGAAACTGTCTATACAGCCATTAATTGAAGGTAAAAGGGGATGTTATTATGAATAATCAGAAATGGTATAACAAAACATGGTTCATGTGGTTACTGCTTATCATCTGTTGGCCAATCGGCATTATATTTCTTTACCGGCATCGCAATGATTATACAGTAAAAAAGATAGCGTACATTGCGGTTGGTACCCTATTCGTCTATATTCTCCTTACTTCTTTCAGCACAATGAATCAGCCGAAACAATCCGTCTCGCAATCCGAACAAACTACTACGACCTCCACTACGACCTCTACTACGACATCTCCCCAAAAAGAACCAGCTCAGTCCGATCCAAGCTCATCCCCCAACTATGCGAAGCTATCTGCAGATCGTATTGCTGTGACGCTAAACGTACCATCAGTAGACCTAAATATAAAAGATTTCTGGTCGATGGCGCAGGATACCGGACTCACTGAGGTAAAAGGAACATTTAACCTGTTACGAATCTTGAC